GATTATATAGCTATAAGAGGTGTCTTAGGTGATGATTATTTACCACCCATTGAGAGAAAAACAAGTCCAGGATATCCTTGGGTTTATAGTAAAGAGGGTTTGACTGGAAAAACAAAATGGATGGGAAAAGATGATAATTTTATTGTACACCCAGATCTTAAAGCACGAAGTGAATATCGTATAAAATGTGCTAAAGAGAAGAAGAGAGTTTTGACTGTATGGATTGACACATTGAAAGATGAACGAAGACCATTTGAAAAAGTTTTGGCAGGTAAGACAAGAGTGTTTTCTGCTGGACCGATGGATTATACTTTCACGTTTAGAAAGTACTTTATGGGTTTTGCTGCTCATGTTATGAAAAATCGAATTGACAATGAAATTTCAGTTGGAACAAATTGTTATTCAACTGATTGGACGAGAACTGCAAAGAAATTATTGAGTAAAGGAAGAAAAGTGATAGCTGGTGATTTCAGCAATTTTGATGGAACACTTGTTGCAGATATTCTTTACAAGATTTTGGACATTGTAAATGATTTTTATGATGATGGTGAGGAAAATGCTACAATTCGTAGAGTACTTTGGGCAGAAATTGTTAATTCAATTCATCTGTGTAGAGACAACTTGTACATGTGGACACATTCGCAACCATCTGGATGTCCGATTACATCGATATTGAATAGTTTGTTCAATTCTGTCAGTATGAGATACGTTTGGATGTTAATTGTTGAAGACAGCATGAAAAATATGAAGTCTTTTAATGAAAATGTTTCAATGGTTTCATATGGTGACGACAATTGTGTGAATATTTCAGACAAAGTTATTCACGTTTTTAATCAAGTGACTATAGCTGAAGGATACAAGCAAATTGGTATGACTTATACTGATGAGTCAAAGACTGGTGAGATTATTCCTTATAGAGAATTGTCAGAAGTTGCCTATTTGAAGCGCAAATTTAGATGGGAAGAGAGTGAAATGCAATTTATTGCTCCTCTCAATTTGGATGTTGTGTTAGAAATGGTAAATTGGATCAGAGGTGAATTGGATGCTGAAGAAGCAACAAGATTAAATTTGGAAGCATCTGCTTTTGAATTGAGTCTTCACGGAAAAGAAATATTTGACAAATGGATTGTAGAGTATAAGAAAGCCAGTAGATATTTTGAAGAAAGACCAGAATTTTTAACCCATTTTCAATATAGGTATGAAGATATGGTCAAATATGGAATGATTACTGGAATGTTTTGAAAGTTAGTGCCTAGGGGCTTCAATTGATCACCGTTTATTTGAAGCAGCAAAGCCCGGTTCACTACCAAGATTGTTTGCAATGAGTGAATGATTTTGTCTCGAGAGATTATTTAATTTCTATTGATTAATGTGTGCGAGAATAAATAAAGGCTATTAATCCGGTGCGTTTGAAGAGTGTGTTTGATTCTACCCTCTTTTGTATGTTAACACATTGAATCGCTACTAATTTGAGTGATATTAAACAAGTTCATGATAATGAACAAATTACTACTTTTATTGATGATGTCATTTCCCAGGATTATGAGAAACCAGGGATTGCTACTTATTCAGAATGGATGAAATTTTCAGATGATGTTAAAATTCATACTGTTTCTTCCATTCTTCGTAGGCCCGTTCAAGTTGGTAGTGGAAATTTCGATTCTACTACTTTTACTACTCCCGGTGATGTTGTTTCTTCTATTAGATTTCCTGATGCACTTTTTACTGCATCTCCAAATCTTGTTGATAAGTTAAATTATTTTCTTTATTTTAGAGCTAATGTTCATATTAAGATTATTTTTAATGCTAGTCCTTTTATGGCTGGCAAATATTGGTGTTGTTTTGTGCCTTTTGCAACTGAATCAAATAGGTTAATGCAGATTAGTGTTCAAAATCAAACAGGCTATCCAGGAAATGAACTTGATATTGCATCAGGTGCTCCCGTTATGCTTAAAATTCCTTATTGTTCAACTTTGTCTCATTATAATTTGATTACTGCTGAATCTTCTATGGGTGATTTATTTATAACTACTTTGAATCCTATTACTTCAGGTTCTAGTTCTACTGTATCTGGTTTTTCTGTTTTTGCTTGGTTTGAAGATATTGAACTTCATGTTCCTACTTCATTACCAGTTTTGGTTAATTTCACAGCACAAATGAAAACTGAAGAAATTTCTAAAACAACAGGTCCTCCAGTTTCAGCACTTATGACTTCTATAGGTAATTTAGCTAGGAATATTACTAATGTTTCACCAAAACTTGCACCTATTGCAAAACCAGTAGAGTGGATTTCACGTTTTATGGCAGGTGGTTTTTCTGCAGCAGGTTTTAACAAACCTATTTCTTTGTCACAGAACACAACTATTGACAATCTGCCTGGTAAATTTTATACACATGCAGATGGTGTTGATAGGAGTGTTAAGTTGTCTGCTATGCCAGATAACACACTTCCTAATCATCAGGGCTTGTTTTCATCAACTATGGATGAGATGGATATAAATCATGTTATTTCCAAATCAGCTATTTTGATTTCAAATAAGCAATGGTCTAATATTGCAGCTCCTGGTGATTTACTAACATATTGGAATGTAACACCAGGTTTGTCACAATTGGATACAAATAATTCACAAACTTATTTTACTACACCATTAAGTTTTGTTGCATCTATTTTCCAACAGTGGAAAGGTGGTATAAAATATCGTATATCTTTTGCTAAGACAGGTTTTCATTCTGGTAGGATAAGAATTTCTTTCCATCCTGGTATTTTTAATCCCAGTGCTGTTGGTGATAGTTCTTATGTTTATAATGAAATTTTAGATTTGTCAGTTACTTCTGAAATGGAATTTTGTATTCCTTATGTTGCAAATACTCCATGGAAATATGCTGAAATTTTTGATCATGGTGATATTCCAGATTCAAAATTTTCAACAGGTATTGTTATGATGAATGTTTTGACACCTTTAATGGTGTCTAGTGATTCTGTTGCTAGCTTTGTTAAGTACAATGTTTGGATTTCTGGAGACTCAGATATGTCTTTTGCTATTCCTAATATTTCAAATCATGTTATTGGAAATTTTTCCAACGTAACACAGTTGCGTAGTGTTGAATTTTCAAACATGATTAATACTATTAAATTGTCTGGTTTTAATGCTATTGATGAAGAAAGTGATGTAGTTAAATTGGTTGATGGATCAGTTATTTCAAGGGAAGATTATTGCCGTTATTTTGAGGATGAATCAACTGATGTTGAAAATTCTATTAGTTCCTTTGTCTATGAAGATGGTATTTTTAAGGCTCAAATTTTTAATGATACTGCTATTGCAACAGAGCATAATGAACAAGTTGTAGATTCTGCTCGAAATTTCTTTTCAATGAAGACATATTCTCCAACAATTGCTGAAGAATTGTGTATTGGTGAGAAGATTACAAATTTGCGTCAGGTCATTAAACGTTTTAGTCCTACATTTAGAGTTCTTGAAAATCAACCATTTCCAAGTGATTTGAAGAGATTCGCTATTCCTTTTTCGAAAGCAACAACAACTGATGGTAATTTGAATACTTTGCGTATTGATCCCTCTTATTTTGGAGACAATCAGGGTCTTATTACTAACACTTTTCAAAATTATTCTTTGAATGCTGAATTCAATCCTACAACTGCTGTTTCATTTTTTGCTACTGCTCATGTAGCTACCTATCTTCCTCTTAATAATTTGACTAATTATATTAGTCACATTTATAGATTTTATAATGGTAGTCGTAGATATAAATTTTTCTTTGGTGGTTCTAGAAAATTTAATTATAATGGAAGTTCTTCTGCCCCAAATGTTACTCACAATTTTGGACGAGATGTACAACCTTATGTTGTTTCTAGAGCACAACAAACTGTTTTAAATGGTGCTATTCTTAAACCCCAATTGATTAGCACACAAAATCATGCTGTTGAATTTCCAACATTTTCTTCTATTGTATATCCGGATTTAAATGGGTGTATGGAATTTGAAGTGCCTTATTATGCACAGACTCCAATTTCATTGGTTGGTCAGGGAACTATTACATCCAATGAAGGTCCGTTGATTGAAAGAGGATATGTTTTTATTCAACAGGGTTTGGATGTTAATGGTTCTGATTATCCAATTTATTCTGGAGATGGTTCTAAAATTTATACTAATATAAATGGTTCTATTTTTAGATTTACTTTTAATGGTGGTTTACTTATGGAGGCTGCAGGTGATGATTTCAATTTTGGTTATCTTATAGGAACACCTCCAGTCAAACGTGTTACTAACACTATTTAGTTTTAAAAGGTTTTTCAAAAAGAGTGGATTCGTTCATTTTCTTTTTGATAAATCTTAAGCTTATAACATTTACTTTTTGTGCGTTTATAAATGTTTTGCTTTTGTCCGTTTCGCACTAGCTACTAACCCCTAAGGACGACTGTTTTTTTCTTTTCTTTTTTTAATAAAAATAATTGG